CTGCTATCGGCTGGATCTGCGCTCTAGGTCTGCTGTACAACACCATTATCGCTAACATAATCAGCATCTGGGTAGCTGTACCAGAGGTAGATACAACGCTGCTTGTGCCCGTTATGATGGGGATGTTGGGCTTGGGCGCTATGCGCTCCTACGAGAAGGTTAACTCCGTCGCACGGGAGAAGTAATGGGTCAGTTGATTGACATGATAAAGCGTCACGAAGGCGTTAAGTCTAAGGTCTACAAGTGTACACAGGGTTTTGAAACCATAGGCGTAGGCCGAAACATATCGGAGTCTGGCCTTGGACTGTCTGATGACGAGATAGATTATCTACTACATAACGACTTAGAGCGTTGTGACGCAGAGCTAGCCAAAGCGTACGAGTGGTACAGTGAGCTGAATAAACCTAGACGAGACGCGATGGTCGATATATGTTTCAATCTGGGTATCACGCGGTTGCGCGGATTCGTCAAAGCTCTGGAAGCTATGTCCCGGCAGCAATTTGACATCGCCGCTGATGAGTTCATGGATAGTAAGTGGGCTACACAGGTCGGCTATCGTGCCGAAGAGGTGACAGAGATGATCCGCACGGGTGTGTATAAATAATGGCTTTGCGTAAGTTAGCGTTCAATCCCGGCGTCAACCGTGAAAACACGCGCTATGCCAACGAGGATGGCTGGTTCGACTGCGATAAGGTCAGGTTCCGAGCTGGGCTACCGGAAAAGATTGGTGGCTGGGAACGTATATCTGATAACACCTTTTTGGGTGTAGCTCGAACACTGTTTAACTGGGTTACTTTGGGTAACCAGAATCTGCTAGGTGTAGGCACCAACCTAAAGTTCTACATAGAAAAAGGTGGTGTGTATTTTGATATAACGCCCGAACGCACGCCATCTGGCGTGTCTCTCACTGATCCTTTTACAACCGTTCTTGGCTCTACCACGGTAACTGTAACCGACGCGGCTGGTGGGTATATAGACGGTGACTTCGTTACGTTCAGCGGCGCGTCTGCTGTGGGAGGACTTACGCTAAGTGGTGATTTTCAGATAACTTATTCTACTGGTAGCAGCTACACCGTTGAGGCGTCGGAAGCAGCTACATCATCTGCTACTGGTGGCGGCTCTGTAACAGCAAAATACCAAATAAATGTTGGGCCTGAAGCTGAAGTGCCTGTAGTGGGTTGGGGTGCAGCGGGCTGGAACGAAGGTGCGTACGGCGAAGGTGGCGAATCTTCAGACTCTCTTAGACTGTGGAGCCAATCTAACTTTGGTGAAGACCTTGTGTTCGGCCCCCGCACTGGAGCACTGTATTATTGGGACGCTTCTGTAGGGTTAGACACACGCGCTGTAAATGCCAATACATTGTCGGGGGCGTCTGATGTGCCCACTATACAAAACTTTATCTTGGTATCTGATGTCAGCCGATTTGTGTTCTGTTTTGGCGCGAACACGCTGGGTACCTCAACACAAGACCCAATGCTTATTCGTTGGTCAGATCAAGAAGACATTACTAACTGGACGCCAGCAGCCACTAATCAAGCGGGCGACCTACGGCTTTCTAAAGGGTCAGAAATCATCACTGCGTTACAGTCTCGCCAAGAAATCTTAGTGTGGACAGACGCAGCTTTATACTCGCTACAGTATCTAGGCGGGACTGCGGTGTGGGGATCTCAGCTACTTGGAGATAACACCTCTATAGCTTCTCAAAACGCTGCGGCTTTTGCGGACGATGTAGTGTACTGGATGGGCGTAGATTCTTTCTATATGTACGATGGCAGAGTAAAAGGGCTACCCTGCTCCCTAAAACGGCACGTCTTCAACGACATAAACCACCAACAAATCAAACAAGTATTCGCGGGCACCAACGAAGGATTCGATGAAGTCTGGTGGTTCTACTGTTCTGCTAGCTCGTCTACTGTAGACAAGTACGTAGTTTACAATCACGCACAGAACATTTGGTACTTCGGCAATCTGGCCCGCTCTGCATGGCTAGACACCGGCATTAGACAGTTCCCTGTAGCAGCCACTTATAGCAAAAACTTGGTCACTCACGAAGATGGTATAGATGACAATGAGATTGGCGAAAGAAGCGCCATCACTGCGTTTATAACCTCTGGGGAGTTCGATGTAGACGACGGAGACCGGTTTGCTTTTGTAAGTCGTATTTTGCCTGACCTAACTTTTGATGGCTCCACGGCAGACAGCCCAAGCGCGACACTAGAATTATTGCCACTACAGTCTTCAGGCTCTGGGTACAACAATCCTAGATCTGAAAGCGGCGAGAGCAGTGGTTCAGTAGTTCGTTCAGCCACGGTGCCAGTGGAAGCCTACACTACTCAAGTAGATACTCGTGTGCGAGGCAGGCAGATGGCTATAAAAGTACAGTCTTCAGATATAGGTGTGTCTTGGCAGCTCGGTGCGCCTAGACTTGATATACGTCCTGATGGGAGGCGATAATGCCCACATACGTTGCTGTAGCTCCTCGGCTACCTAGTCCACCAAAAGAATACACACAAACCGCTTTTGAGCAGTTCAACAATGCTTTGCGGCTGTACTTTAACCAGCTAGACGAAGGCATAAGAGAAGCAGCCGTGTCTACCGAATCCCAAGCGCAGGTGTGGTTCCTTGGCTAATCAGTATAAAAATGCAAAGGTAGATCTGACCGATACTAGCGACACTACGCTGTATACCTGCCCTACGGCTAAGACAGCTATAGTCAAGTCTATTCTAGTATCTGCGGATACCATAGTTGCTGGCGCAATAACGGTGACGATTACTGACGCATCTTCCAATGTGTTTAGTTTGTTTAGCGCAAAAGCCGTCACAGCTAACAGCACCCTAGAACTTCTTACAGCACCGTTGGTGATCGAAGAATCGGAAATACTGAAGGTTCAGGCCGCAGCAGGTAACACACTGCACGTTATAGCCAGCTTGCTGGAGGTGTCCTGATGAATTTCTTTGGTGGGGCTTTTGGGTCGGGTTTGGGCGCACTTGGTGCCTTCGCGCCTACTACACCGCCCACTAAGGCTGTAGCGCCGCAACCTGTTATACCGGTAGCGCCTCCAAATAGAAGAATAGGACTATTTCCTACCCGTGTCGGAGAGTTTATACCTGAACTAACGGCTCCTATAGCGCCTCCTTCTAGTACCATACCTCCTATTAGTCCTTTATTTGATACAACTAAATTAGAAGAACGTGGTAGAGAAGCACGCGAATACCAAGCTGCGGAGAAAGCTAGACTTGATACCCTGAAAGCTGAAGTAGACGCACGTAACAGGGCAGCGGCGGCGGAAGCAGAAGCTAAAGCAGCGCAAATACCCGGCGCGAACATATCTGCTTATTACGATGCCCTACGTGCTGGTGAAGACCCCAGTAAGTTTGCAGACATTCTTCAAAGCTCTTTATCAGACCAAGATTACGTCTCGACTGGTATGGAGATGGCTGAACAGGGCGCTTACGGCCCTATGGTTGATGATAGATATATTGTCCCCGGCGGGCTAACTACCGAAGGCTTAGGCGAGTTCAAGTTCGATAAGACCCTAGAGGACTTTAAGGGGTATGACTTCGACTACGGTGACATATCTAATGAGAACCTAAAGAAGTTCCAAGAAGAACTGTTGCCTGCTATGGCACCTGCCGTAGCGCAAGCGCAGCTAGAAGGCCAAAGCTATCAGAATGCGCTTATCCAAGCCTACGACCGGTCGCCTAAAGTACAAGAGATTTATGCCAAATATGACATATCTCCGCAGCGGGTAAGCCGTAAGTATGGCTCTGAATACGTCTATGACCCCTTCACGTTCGGTGAAATACAGACCGTAGATCGTAGTCCGGGCGTCAGTGACTATGTAAAGGCAGGTGCCCTAGCGGTAGCTACCACCGCACTAGGTGGCGCTCTTATAGCTCCCGGCGCTTCTCCACTAAGTGCCGCAACGACTAGGGGGCTAGTTTCTGCTGGTACTACAGCCGCTACGGGCGGTGACCCCAAAGATATTCTAAGAGCTGGCCTGTTAGGTGGTGTTTCGGGTTACGCTGAAGGACTTGGCAATACAGCAAAAGCTGCCGAAACTGCCGCAAAGGGCGCAAAAGCAGGTAGCGAACTAGCAAATGCCGCAGAGCTAGCCAGAAAAACCTCAGATACATTCAACACCGTAGTCAAGACAGGCAAGTTTGTTGATGCGGTTATTGACGGAAACCTCGCAACTATTGCTGTTGCTACGTTTGGCGATGACTTCACTAAGGCCGCATTAGATAGGATTGATCCAGATAATAAGTTCTTTAGTGGTTTGAACATAAACAAAAGCGATCTAGCAAAAGGTCTTGTTAAGACCCAAATGGAACTAGCCAAAGGTGTCGATTTTGAAGATGCACTGCTGAGAGGTGTGGGCGAGTACATCATGGAAGGCGGTGCGCTGGGGCCGAACAACATCAAGACACCTGAGTTTATTAAAGCCATAGGAGATGCCATTCGAGAAGCTGGCAGCATGATTGATGACACATTTTTGCAGCCCGTAAAAGAAGTTATAGAGCCAGTAGTGGATGTTGCAAGAAATGTCGGTAGGTCGGTAGATAGAGAAGTGCTACAACCTGTAAAAGAAGTTATAGAGCCAGTAGTGGATGTTGCAAGAGATGTCGGCAGGTCGGTAGATAGAGAAGTGCTACAACCTGTAAAAGAAGCTATAGAGCCAGTAGTGGATGTTGCGAGAGATGTCGGTAGGTCGGTAGATAGAGAAGTGCTACAACCTGTAAAAGAAGCTGTACAGGAAGTCACTGAACCCGTAACCAAACCGCTTGTTGAAGGTGCAAAGGCGGCGGGTGAGGTAGTAGAAGATGTAGCGGGTGTGGCAGAAGATGTTATAGAGGCATTACCTAATCCAGATCTGCCCAGCGTGAATCTGCCCAGCGTGGATCTGCCCAGCGTGAATCTGCCTAGAGTGGGCATTCCCCCATTCTTCCCAGTAGCAGGCGCACCGTCCGCAGCTACACCACCGATTTTACCTATATCGGTACCGCAGTTCCGTCAGGTAGTTGAAAGGACACCTGAAGGCGCAGAAATCACACCATACGACTTTGGTGAGGACGAGTTACTAGCGTTTCTAGCAGATAATCTGAGAAAGAACCAAGAAGGTATGGCAGGTGGTGGTGCAGTCAGAAGTTCTTATGGTAATCTATTCGACAGTATTCATAGCAGAAACCCTGCGCCCACCAGTAACCTTGACGAGCTGCTACGTATAGTTGGAGGCAGATAATGAGTAGTTTTTTAGACTTCCTAGACGACGCTAAAAACGAAGAGTTTGATCCACTATCTGATGATCTTGGTGCTTACATGGGCGGCAGAAGTTCTGGACTTGATGATGATGGGTTTAACCTTGATTTTCTTTATAGGGACTCTGACTCTAGCAAGGATTTGTTTGACTCAGACACATCAATAGTAGATTACATTCTTGGCGGCGTAACCGATGACGACTATCGTGTAGGTGGGATAAGCACCGACTACGAAGACTTTGTAAACGATGAAATGTTTGGACTTATCGCCGGTGCAGATGATGATAAGGATAGTTTTTTAGAAAGAATACTTGGTAGCACGCTATCTGGAGTAGTAAATAGGGGTGGTAACGTTGATTCTGGCGGGGGCAACCTGCTGGGCCTATTAGGTAGCTTAGGACTATCCAGTTTCTTAAAAGACCGTGGGGTATTTGACCCCAAGAGACCTAATGTCGGTTACCAAGGTAAAATACCTGAGTACACTGCTATACGAGAACAAGTTACAGGTAGAGACGATACAGACCGCCGCCCCGGTAGTGCTGGTAGGCGTTATTTCTCTGACACCATGTACGCCAAGAAGCCTGAAGGCCAGCAGCCTATGTCTGTCGAAGAAGCTCGTGCTAAAGCTAAAGCACAAGCAAGTGGGTTTGCCTATGGTGGTCGCGTGCTAGAAGATGGCGGCTATCTACAAGGTGATTCGGACGGGCAAGCAGACCTTGTTCCCGGCGATATTGATGGCGTACAAGAAGCCCGTCTAAGCCACGGTGAGTACGTGTTACCTGCTGATTTAGTTGCTATCCTTGGCAATGGTAACTCGAATGCCGGTGCAGAAGTTTTGGACGAGTTCATGTCAAAAGTCCGTGAGAAAGCCACAGGTAGTTCAGAACA